TTCTTATCTTTGACTGTCAAAGTCTGACTATCCCCATCCGAGGTTAACACTAGATCATTTACACCCAACACACTTGCAGCTTTGTTCAAGTCTGACAATAGTGTAGAAGTAATACTAAATGTAATTTCTGCCTCAGGCATTGTAATCATCTTATCGGGGGCCGTAACCATTCCTTCAGATGCATAATGATAATCCATTCTAGAATTTGAATCCTCAATAGACAATGACGTATCATTGAAATTGAATTCAGGGTCTTCTAATAAAGAAGTTGCTCCCAAAAATTCTGGCAGATTATAGATAGAGAAATTCTTTGGGAAGTCCTCAGTCACAGTAGCCACAGCAAGGATGTTTTTCATATTCGAAATAGTTTCCAGCGTGTTTCCTGTTTTAACTCGAATACCCGAGTTTATGGTTGAGAAATTCTTTAAGACATCTCTCGTGTCGTTACTTATTTTCATCACTGGTTGTTCTCCTTGTCGTGATTATTTAATGCAAGAAATCCGTAGTGTATGACTTTCAATAAGTCAGCTCGGTTCTTACCCTCTTTTTTTCCGTATCGTTGTGCATATTTCATCACATTACCAATACAGAAACCTTCTCCATGACCTGCGTCCATAATGAACTCAGTGGCCTGATACTTGCTCAGACTATAGTGTTGGTCATAGGTCTTGTCAACATACAGGGAAAACTCCGCTAAGAGTTCTCCTTCGTTGTATTTGTAGTCTATTTTTGATTTATTTCCAAACATACCTTAGTATACCCTTAGTAGTCCGATTCGTCAATAGGGTTTTCTTCAACAGGGGCATTTAAGTCAACCCCTGCATCTATCTTAGTGTAAAGGTCTAGAATCGAATCTCTCGTTTCTTGATCGAACCTTGAAATACACATTGTAATGGACTTCAGTTTGTCACCAAACATTCTGTATGCATTGACAATGTGGACAAGTCTCCTAGTGGTCACGACATCATCGATTGCACCTTCGTAATAAGACTTCCTAATTATGTCTGCCCAGTCAACAAGTTTCTCACAGAATTCTTCGTCAACTTTACCAGTCAACTCCATTTCCTTCTTGAGGATACTTCTCTCAGTTTTCACTGGGGGATATTCTTGTTGCATGGTGATTGCAAATCTTTCCAACATGGCTTCGTTCATGACTTGAGTTCCAATGAACTTTCCATCGTCAGAACCTTGACCTTTGGTGTTTGCAGTAGCAAGGATTGTGAACCCTGCAGTAGGTGTAACCCACTCACCAGTTTTCTTGATTAGGTAACCTTTACCTTCAAGAACTGATTGTAGACACATCAATTTGTTAGAACCTAAATCCACTTCGTCAAGAAGTAACACGGCACCTTTTCTCATTGCTTTGATAACTGGGCCTTCTCTGAACATGATGTCTCCACCCTGTAAAGTGTGACCACCCATCAAATCATCCTCATCGGTCTCGATGGTGATATTGACTCTGAAGAGTTCTCTCTTCAACATGGCACAAACTTGTTCTACCATCAATGTTTTACCATTACCACTCAGACCAGTCACAAAGATTGGAAAGAATAATTTTGACTTGATGATGTTCTTGACATCTTTGTAATGACCGAAGGGAACATAGTTCTCCATTTTCTCGGGGATTATCTTGAAGTTGTCAAGGGAGTTGACAGCAACTGTTTTGGCTGCAACTGGCATGTTTTGTGCAACACTAACCGCTCTAATCGGAGCAGGTTGTATTGGTGCAGTTTGAACTTCGGGTTCATACCCACCGTTATAACCACTAACCACTGCATGGAGATTAAAGATACCATTATCTTTAAAATCATACCTTGATGATTTGACCCAGTAAGGCATCCCACCAATGGCCACGAAGTCTTCTTTAACGAAGTTCGTTTGATTGGGATATGTCTTTACAAGAGTTTCAAGGAACTCTTTCCTATCGGGTGTAAAATGGAAGTCTTTGCCTGAAATGACAATTGACTCGGTTCTGTCGTAAGTTCTTAAACTCATATTACGCTGCCTCCAACATTGTTAATGGAACTGAGTAATTACCTTCTGGCAATTTAACAGTCGCTCTAGAGATTTTGATTTTCATAATCTCACCAAGAGTCTTCTTGGTTTTTTGAACAACATAAACTTTTTGTCCAACCGACAAACTTGCTTTTGCATTCAGTTTTTTCACTTCATTACAAAGTGATATAATTTCGTTCAACTCTGAGACTTCAGTCGTTGACATGATTATTTGTTTAAGTGCTAATTTCATAATTGTTTCCTTTGTTTTTTCATTATATACATAGTATAACAAAAAGTGAGACCCATTGTCAAGTTTATTTGCATATCTGTAAAAGGTTTCCGACTGATAATTCAATATTTTTCTCTTTAGGGTTGCCATGTTTATCCATAGACAAATGTCTATCGTAAACGACCTCACCATTGTTAGTCCATACTCTGAATGCCTTACACTCAACACCTAACTCTGCACAATGACTTTGTTTAGGACAGTTGAACTTCTCACAAGGTGATGGGCCAACGTCCATGACAGCATCTGCAAATGCACTGTAATCTGTGTTGTGGTTAATATAGTATTGTTCGTCTACTCTTAGTGGTTCTCTCATTATGCTATTTCCTTAATAAATTCGTTAGTTAAAAATCTTGAAGTAGTCTTACTTCTTTGGTTTCTTTTGAATGCAGCCATCAGTGATGATTTCTTTGCACCGATCATTTCGTCTGATAGTGTATCATCACCATCAACCGACAGGGCAGAGGATGCAGTCAAGAATAATTTTCCGTATCCGTGGGTCTTAATCATGTAACCCTCTTTTCTTACTTGTTTCCAAACCGTATCGACATCAATACTGACATCATTAAGTTCTGAAGCAAGACTCCAAAGGTCATTCTTCTTTTCCATTACAAAGTAACCAGTAACGACCACACTGCATTCTTTTGCTATCCAGTCTAGGATGTTCGTGGTTGCCTGAAAGTAGTTTCTGCCGTAACCAGTACCTTCTGAGTAAGTGTATAACTTTTTTGAGAATGGGTCTTGGAACTGTCTAGTCTTTTTGATTCTTGAGTAGTAGTCACCACTAGTATTTTGTGCATCCTCATCAGCCTGTTCTTCAGAATCTTTATCGAAGATTTCTGACTGGTGGGAATACCCATCCGTGATGATTGTTAGGATTGACTTCTCAATCTGATACTCTGCATTGAACTTAGGAAGTAACACTCTCAGTGACACTAGACATGCATCAAGTGGTGTTCCACCCAACCTGTAACCACTAGGGTTAGCACCAGTTTCAAAAGACACCCACCTTCCAGTTTCAAGTTCTTCAACACCGTCAAACCATGCATTCCATTTTGTAATGAACTTCTCGAAGTGTCTGTAGTTGGCTTGTCCTTCAAAGTAGTTATTGTAAAGACTTCCGACATTGGTACAGTTAGTGATGTAATCCTTAGTAGACATTTTGTCTGAGAATAACTCAATTAGATGTGAACTGTCACTTCTTCTGTAATCGTCTAATCTGGCATATGAATCAGTGAAAATATAAATTCTGTGAGGGATGTTAACCTTCTTGCAGAATTGAACTAGGATAAGTGTCTGCTCTAAAAGGTCACACACTTGTCTACTAATTGAACCACTCCAATCTAACATAACTGTTACTCCGTGGTTTTTACCATCTGGCAACATTGTCACTTTTTTGAATACATCATCAACGATCTGATACTTTGCAAGTTTGTTCATATCCAACTTACCAGTTTTACCACTGATTGCTTTTGAACTTCTCAATGCAGTTTGTTTCATCTCGAATTCTTTTGCCATGTGAGCAACAAGTTTCTTGTTTTTCTCAATCAAATTCTTACTAGACTTGACAGCTCTGTTTTTCATCATGTCCACCTCAGCTTGAGTTCTGTAAGAAGTTGTGTAGTTCCAAAGACCTTTGTCCCAGTCTTCAATCATCTGCTTGTAACCAACAACTTTGTTTGCAAAGTTCTTAGATTTCTCAAATGATTTCTTGACATTAATCAGAGTTCTGATTTGGTTGTCTTCTGAAATAAACTGGTCTTCATTGTTATGTGCATTGTGTTCTGTAATTGACTCTCTGGCTCCGTCCTCTTCATCGTAATCTGAACCTTTTCCTTCTCCACCCTCTTTACCAGTGGTTTTCTTTTCTTCGGACTCTGACTCATCGTCTATATCATCCTGCTCTTGTTCTTGGTCGTGGGCATTACCGTCCGTGTAATCCTTTATCTCGGGAAGAGAATCTTCGTCACCGTCTTCTGAATCATCGTAATCGTCACTGAATTGATCGGACTCGTCTTCATCGGAATCGTCTTCACCCATATCACCGTCTTCTGAACCTTCTTCGTCTCCCTCTTCCATAGGCATGGTCTGAGGAACTAATGCTTCGTCCTCTTCGGTTCTAGTTTCATTCTCTTTAGAGTACTCGTAAATTGCAGTTGCACATTCGACAACTTCATCCCAAGTCTCACAGGCATTTGCCATGTCTAAGTATTCTTGTTCAACCTTGGTGAAAGGAATAGTGACTCTAGCACCAACCTTAGTAACAATATTGATCTTGTCTATTAATGAAAGTTCTGAAAGGTTTTTGTCTTTGATTCCAAAGAAGTCCATTTCCATCAATTCGTTATATGCAGAGAAGAAAGATTTTCTCAATCCTGCATACTTAACTCTGATTGCTTTCTCAATCCTAACGTCTTCGACAACATTAAGATATCCTTTAAGTGTTCTGTTTTTAGTTATTGCACTATGCACACCTTCATAAGGAGTATACAATGCATGACCAACTTCATGACCCATAAACAGATCGTAAAGTTCGTTAGATAAATCGTCCTTAAAAATAGGACAACATAGGATTCTATTCTTCATATCGAAGTATGCAGTAGGCACCTTCTTATGAACTATGGTTAAGTCCTCAGTTGCCATTAGTTTGGCAAGTTGGTCTTTTTGATTTCTTATTTGATTTGTCATATTTTATTTGTTTCCCGATTCAGACTATAGTATACCAAAAAGTGAGACCCATTGTCAAGTTTATCTTTTGAGGTCAACGAACTTTCGTCTTGATTTGGAGAATTGTTTCATAGGAGACTTGAAGATTATCTCTTCTTTAGTTCCTGTCTTGATGTAACCGACTAACTGCATTGCCTTGTTGACAATGTAAGTGTGGTTCTTGCAGGGGTATTCACCCCAATCTGTAATCTCTTTTAAGTAAGTTAATTCC